ATAGGGTTAATTATCAGTCCGTTGGTTCTGGTGCTGGTGTTCGTCAATTTATTGCGGGCACAGTTAACTTCGGAGCAAGCGACGAACCAATCAGTTCAGCAGACGCCGCCAAAGTGAAGCGTGGTGTTGTTCAAATCCCTATGGTGGGTGGAACGATTGCTATTGCTTATAACAAACCTGGATGCACTCTGAAACTGACCCAGAAGCAAACTGTAGATATTTTTGCTGGTCGCATTAAGGATTGGAAAGCACTTGGATGTGCTGCTGGTCCTATTCGTACTGTATATCGTGCAGATGGTTCTGGAACTACCTATGCATTCACTAATTCTCTAGATGCTTTTGGTGGTTGGACTGCTGGTGTAGGTAAGTCTGTAAAGTGGCCTACTGGTATTGGTGCTAAAGGTAATGAGGGTGTTGCTGGTAGTATCCGACAAACCCCAGGTTCTATTGGTTATGTAAACACTGGATTTGTAAAAGCAAACAAACTCCAAGCAGCAGCAATTCAAAATAAGGCAGGTAAGTTTGTTCTTCCTACTGCTGCTTCTGGTTCTGCTGCTCTGAATGGTATCAAACTGGATGCAAACCTTGCTGGTGAAAATCCAAATCCTGCTGGTGCAACTGCATATCCAATTTCAACTCTGACTTGGGTTCTTGCATATAAGACTGGTAATGGTGCTAATGCTGTTGCCATCCGCAACGCAATCAACTATGCTCTAAGCACCAAGGCACAATCAATTGCCGATGACCTTGGATATGTTCCTTTGAGTGGTTCTATTCTCAACCGCGCAAGGATTGCTGTGAATCGTATCGGTCAGTGATTCTTAACAGAAAAAGTAGCATATGATACATGGGGGTGCTTGACACCCCTTTATATTTGCTATATAATTGTGTAACAATTCGTAATAAAACGAAAAATGACTGTAACCAAAAATGAGTTCGGGCAAATGAATATGTTTGCCAAAGAACCTGCAATGTATATGACCAAGGAAGACCTTGAGCGTTATGGTATCGAACCCTATGCCGAGAAGGCGGAGAAAATGAATGGACGCTGGGCTATGGTCGGTATTGTTGCTGGCGCTATTTCTTATGCTCTCACTGGCAAACTCTTCTTCGGAATCTTCTGAGGGTTGACAATGACTTCAATTATCTTTACAATGACCTCAGTTGCCTTCTTCGTATTGTTGGCAGCATCCGTAGAAAAACTTTGCGAAACTTACTAATGACCACTTTTAATGTTACCCTTCGTTCTCCTGACGGCACCGAAACTACAATTGAATGTCCAGATGATCAATACATTCTTGAAGCTGCTGAAGAGGCAGGTATTGATCTCCCTTCATCTTGTAAGGCAGGTGCTTGTTCTGCCTGTGCAGGAAAACTTATTTCTGGGACTGTAGATAATGAGGAACAATCATTCCTAGACGATGATCAACAGGCAGAAGGATGGGTTCTTACTTGTGTTGCATATCCAACTAGTGATTGTGTAATTCTTACCGAACAAGAGGAAAACCTGTGATCACTACATCTATTTTTCTTTTTGTTTAAATTAAACTTATGCAATACGACATTAAAGATATTAACCTTGCCGAACTTGGCAAACAACGCATTGAATGGGCAGGAAGAGAAATGCCTGTTCTTAAGCAAATTCAAGAAAGATTTGCAAACGAAAAACCTCTTGAAGGTGTCCGTTTAGTTTCTTGTAACCACGTTACAACAGAAACCGCACATCTTTGTATCGCACTCAAGAATGCTGGTGCAGATTCAATGCTGATTGCTAGCAACCCTCTTTCGACTCAGGATGATGTTGCTGCTGCTCTTGTAAAGTATTGGGATATTCCGGTATTTGCAATCAAAGGAGAAGATAGTGACACTTATATTAGACATATTAATACCGCTCTCGATCATCGTCCTAATATTATTATTGATGATGGTTCTGATGTCGTAGCAACACTAATTAAAGAACGTCCAGAACAAATTTCGGATTTGATTGGAACTACCGAAGAAACAACCACTGGCATTGTTCGTCTTCGTGCAATGATTAATGATGGTGTTCTGAAGCATCCAGCAATCAATGTAAACGATTCTCAAACAAAACATTTCTTTGATAATCGCTACGGAACTGGACAATCAACTTTGGATGGTATTATTCGCGCAACTAACATTCTTCTTGCAGGTAAAACTGTAGTTGTTGCGGGATTTGGTTGGTGTGGTAAAGGCGTTGCTCTTCGTGCCAAGGGTATGGGTGCAAATGTATTGGTTACTGAGATTGACCCTGTGAAAGCAATTGAGGCAACCTTGGAAGGTTATAGAGTGGTGCCTATGGTTCAGGCAGCAATCATGGGTGATATTTTCATCACTGTGACTGGCAACAAAAATGTAATCACTTATGAGCACATGAAGTGGATGCGTAGTGGTGCAATTGTTTGCAACTCTGGTCACTTTGATAATGAGATTGACGTAAAATCTCTGGAAGAAAATGCAACTGAAATCAAAGAGGTTCGTCCTTTCGTTAAGCAATACAAACTTCAAACAAATGAGGTTGTTGTGATTGCTGATGGTCGCCTTGTAAATCTTGGTGCTGCTGAGGGTCACCCTTCTGCTGTGATGGATATGAGTTTTGCAAATCAAGCTCTTGCTGTAGAATACCTTGTTCAAAATCAAGGTAAACTTGCTCCTGGTGTTTATCCTGTTCCTGCAGAAAAGGATGCGGAAATTGCGGAACTTAAACTTGCTGCAATGGGAATTTCAATTGATAAACTCACCGAGGAACAGGAGAAATACATTAATTCTTGGTGTGAGGGAACCTAGACTTGATTTATGATGTTTTTAGTGTTAAACTTTTCTTTAGAGTTTTCTGATAGATTCTTAGATGGATTTTAAAAAAGCTACTATTTGGCATGAAGCAAAATTTATTCCTGCTGGATCTAAAGATACAATTGATTATTCATCAACAGAACCAGATTTTGTTTCTGGAAAAAGACAAACAAAAATACAAAGATTGATTTATCACATTAAAGAAATTTTGAAATTATTAAAATGACTGCTGCAATGCTCGGACAATTTGCTCTTGCCCTCCAAGAACTTGGTTGGGGCGCTGATGATGAAATCTCCGTTGAGATTGGTGGTGTAGCAGTAACAGGAACTGCTACTAGTCCAAATGCAAATCCAAAATGGGCAAAACCATTTGGAACAGTATCTTATCAAAACGATGCTTTCATCGTTATCAAAAACAAATCAAGGAACCCAGTTGTTCCTTCACAACCAAATCCTGAACTTAAACAACAACACCCTTATCAAGGAGAAAAACAATGAACGAACGCGCAGAACGCATTAATGGTTGGGCAGCAATGATTGGTATCGTTGCCGCAATGGGATCTTATGCCCTTACTGGTCAAATCATTCCTGGTATTTGGTGAATCATTTCTTTCAAGAAACTTTCTGAAAATTATTAAGAACAATGTTAATTCCCTCTGTAGATTTTATGTTCCGTGAAGACGGACAATTTGTTACTAAAAGCACCGAAGAACTTTTTGATGTAAAACGGGTTGTAGTTTTTTCTCTTCCTGGTGCTTTTACTCCTACTTGCAGTGCTTATCAACTTCCTGGATTTGAAGAAATGTATGATCAGTTCATTGCTTCTGGTATTGATGATGTTTATTGCATTTCTGTTAATGATGCCTTTGTTATGAATGCTTGGGCTAAAGATCAGAATATTAAACGTGTAAAACTTATTCCTGATGGTAATGGTGAATTTACCTCAGGTGTTGGTATGTTAGTTAAAAAATTCAATCTTGGATTTGCTATGCGTTCTTGGCGCTATGCTGCTGTTATTGATAATGGACTGATTGAAAAGATGTTCGTTGAACCTGGCAAGTGTGATAATGCTGAAGAAGATCCTTATATTGAGACAACTCCAGAGAAGGTTCTGGAATATGTAAAGGCAAATCAAAAAGTTAAAGTTACTGCCTGAAAATAACCAAAGCGCCCTTGAGGCGCTTTTTTAATAAATATACTTACCGAGTTGGAAACAAAATGAGAGTAGATTTACACAACTTTTTTCTACACTACGATCCAAAAAATCCAAAGCACGTTGCTGCTGTAGAACAACTTGAAGTAGATCTTGCAGGTAAGGAACCAGATTTGCTTGAAGATGATTCTAACTGGGTCAAAATATTCAGAACCAAATCCGAATTAATTGTTCCTGGAGTTCTGAATGTTCCATACTTCCCACAGACAGACAACTATAGAGACGCTCATCGTACCTGTAATTCATCTGCTTGTGCTATGGTATTAGAATATTTAAAACCAGGCACTCTTCAAGGAGCAAAGGGCGATGATGCCTACGTTCGTAAAGTTTTCGCAGTGGGTGACACAACGGATCACTCAGTTCAAACCCGTGTTCTTGAGGGTTATGGACTTAAGTCTGAATTTAAGTATAATCTTGGGTTTTCTGATCTTGATCGTGAGCTTGCCGCTGGGCGACCTGTTATTATCGGGATCTATCATAGGGGTTCTTTATCTTCTCCTTCTGGTGGACATATGCTGGTGGTGATTGGTAAGAAGGGCGAAGACTATGTTGTGAATGACCCTTATGGTTCCTTGAATGATGGATATACAGGACCTGTGACAAACGGTAAAGGTGCTGTTTATAAGAAGTCTGATTTGATGTATCGTTGGTTGGACAAAGGAAAAGACAGGACTGGGTGGGGCAGAATCTTCAAATGACAATTAAATTTATTGATGCTGCTGTAAACCATAAAGGATTACCACATCAAAATGATGCCTGGACATTTCTTCAGGCAACAGTTCACAAAGAAATTCTTGATGAGTTTGCTAGAAGATTTCGTGATGAAAAAGTAGAACCGACACTTGATGGACTTCCAATTCAAGGTGTTGATTTGATTAAAGAGTTTGAGGGGTGTAAGTTAAAGGCATACTATGACCCTCATACTGGTGGTCTTCCCATTACGATTGGTTGGGGAAGCACTCGCAGGAAAGATGGTTCTCGTTTTATGATTGGAAATAGGATTACTCAGGAAGAAGCAGACGATCTTTTATATTTCCAGTTAAGAAGAGAGTTTCTTCCTGCCCTACAAAAAATCCCTTACTGGAGTGAGATGAATGACAATCAACGAGGAGCACTTTTATCTTTTGCTTATAATCTCGGTGCTGGTTTCTACGGTAGTAGCAGCTTCAACACTATTACGAGTAATCTTAAACAGAAAAACTGGAAAGCAATCCCAGAAACCCTGAAGTTATATCGCAATCCTGGAAGTAATGTAGAGGCAGGGTTGTTAAGAAGAAGAGTTGCTGAAGGTAAACTTTGGTCTTCATAATCTGTTACATTGGATAAATAGTATTATCGTCCAATACCCAATAAATGTCATCCCCAACCTGTAACGACACAGATCATGTCGTCTTGTTACAGAAGCTGGATAGAATGATACTTGTTGCCGAAGAGTCCAAATATGACATAGGATTTCGTAAAAGACTACAAGCATTTCGTAATCTTTTGGTAATCCACGCTGCTAGAACAAAAGACTTAGGTGAAGCGGCAACAACTTTAATCAAGAGTCACAGAAAAAGAATACTTGCTTTTGGAATACCAATCACTCTTTCTATTGGTATTCCATATTTTGCTTTGACAAGAACATCTTGGTTGATTCCAAAACCATTAATATGCCAAGAGTTTCCAACTAAAAATAAACTACATCCTGGTAAACTACAAGTTTGCGTGAATGGTGTTTCTCATCCATATCGCCCAGAAAACGGTGATGTTGAGTTAGATGTAACCTTTATGAAAACTCATTATGAACGAGTTCAAGCAGACATAGATTTCTGGGTTGCTGATGAGATTGCTAACAAACAAGTAGATTATACTGGAGAATATAACATCGCACGAATACGAACTTATAATAAAAGTGGTATTCTTGTTGGTGATAGAGAAAGCGAAGTAAGTTCTTGGATTGACCCACTGGTTCCAGAAGATATGAGAATACCTGTATGGAAATGGGTTTATGAAAACAGAGAATTATTCCATGTAGAAAGAAGACCTTTGGAAGAAAAGGTTTCTGCTTTCTTCAGTAGTTTAGGTGCTCTCTTCGCTACTCTTGGATCTGCAGGTATCACAATCTACAGATTTATCAAGGCTGGTCTTTGATTTTTTATTGGCAGCATCAATTCCAAATGTTGCCAAAGCAGAAGTAAACACGGATGCTATGAAAGTAGCATCCATATTTTTTAAATAATCCATATAACTAAGAGTCAATAAAGTAGCAGACCACCCAAGGATTGCTAATCTAATTACAGTAAATGCACTTACATTTTTCATATTAATTTCCTACCTCTTTTAGCAGGTCTCCTGATAAAACGAATTAGTTCTGGTGGTTGTTTTTTGGGAATTGGTCTTCTATTCTCAAGCATTATCCCATCATTTGTTAATAGGCGAATTAGAACTAATAGTGATAGAACTTTTCGTTTCATCTTACACAAATGGAACTGCTATACCT